CTCCTGCATTAACTTAGAATAAACAACATTATCAATAAACTGTGAAGTTGAAACAATTGAGTCGTCACCACTAACGACGATACGCACCGACATATTATTTATACTCATACCAACCTGTTTTGTATATCTGTAAAGAGTGACACAATGCATAAAGTACATACACATCGAACCAATGACTGAAGTAAATCCACTACCACTAGTGATACCTTTTTGGCGAGATACCAATTTGATAAGGGGGTGAAATAACGGCAGCGTCACGAAATAATTGCGAAGCCACTTAAAAACTGAAAGCTGGTACGAACTAAGAGGAAGTACACCCTCGAGGATCTTGAAACTTGTGATTATAACTATCCTTGGAACTGAGTTATCAAAACCCTTAACGTCGAAAGACATATTATAACCACCCCGAAAGCTTAAAACCTTGTCGCTGATCTGTTGTTGAGTTCGACCTATAGCGAAGTCTGAATTAGGCGAACTTATCATCGATTTGAACGTGATATTAAAATATGTTTCAATAACAACAACAATGTAATTAACAGCGAAGACAAGACGAGTCTTTAATCCCGAACTCGTTATCTGATTACGCATAAACGCTGCTGAAAAGTAATGTGTATCACTTAAGATATCATTAAAATTAAGCTCGCCAGCGTAGAATGATTCCAATAATGCATAAATTTCTTGTTTTAGATCCCTCTTTTTCACATGCGGAATGGGCAAACCAGCCGATGCTTTAAAGTTCACCTGTTCATACACTGAACCAAGTGAAGGTATTTCAAGTGTCGAAAAATCGACAACATCGGTTAACACCTTCGAAACCGCGTAATCTAACTCATCTTGTGAAAAGCTGACCGACCTCAACCGACTGTACTTATCAACTGAGGAATTCATTGAATCTAAAAAGTTCTTTTTGGTATTTGCAACCTGATCACGAATCTTGTGTATAAACGTGGGGTTGAAGAGCTTCGACCTTGACAAGAGTCTGACCATACCTGGTAGTTCTACAAAAGGGTAAGAACGAGTAAAATACTTAGTTATTTCTGGATCCCTAGACAGTTCATCAAATCCCTGATGCTGTATTTGAAAATTTGGTATAACACGCCTATCTATAGAATAAATATTGGTCTTGTTTACAACATCTGAAACACGGGATTCACCGACAAAAACCGATCTTAAGCTCTGAGTGTAACTACTGAAACTCGCTACATAAACAAAAGACCATGACTGAAGACTAGAACGAACGGAGTTATTAAGTTTGTAAGTTGAAGTCCCTTGTCCGCTTCAGTTCTGAGTCGA